ATCCGAACTTCCTTTACTTTCTGAGTGTGCCATTGGTATTAATAGCCATGGTTTTGAATGGGAAGAGTTCATGGATTTTGTTTCTTATCATGGTGACAACAGGTGTGTTGCAGGAGATTATAAAGGATACGATCAGAAAGAATTTCTGAATGTTATTCAAGCGTCTTACCGCATTTACATCGAACTTGCTCGTTCTATTGGATACACTGTGGAAAATCTTAAAATCATGGAGTCTATGGTTGCTGATTTATCTTTATTTTGTGTTCAATATTATGGAGCTATTATTATGATGTCACGTGGTAATCCAAGTGGACAAAATTTAACATCATATGTTAACAGTACCGCCAATAGTCTTAATTCTAGATGTGCTTATTATGAATCACATGGGGGAATTCCTCCTCCTTTTAGGAAATGTGTTAATATGATGACATATGGTGACGATGATATAGGCACGGTTTCTAGTTCTTGCACTTGGTACAATGCGCAGATTAAAGCTTCATACCTTGAAAAATATGGGATTTTATATACCCGCCCACTAAGGAAGGTGATCATGATATGTTTTATAATGTTTATGAAGTTGATTTTCTTAAGCGACAAACCATTTACATTCCTGAATTAGATCGTAGATTAGGAGCGCTCAGCGAGTCTAGCATTTACAAGTCATTAACTTGTGGAATACCCATTAAGCATATGTCCGAGAATGAATTGTTCGGAAATTTGCTGGACGGAGCTTTACTTGAGTACTTTGCCCATGGTCGTAAAAAATATGATGATTTTCAAGATCGTGTAAACCGGTTCGTGGAAACCAGAAAATTCCACCGTTTCGTGAGGACGAACCATTTATCATTTGACGACAGAGTTGAAGCATGGCTGAACGACAATGATAAACATGAACCACATATTGGTTACCATTACACTTGTGATCGGAAGTGTAATAGGCTTGTGTGGGAGAAGATCTCTAGTGCTCAACCTTCTGGGAGGTTAAAACGTCCCCCAGATTGTACGTAGTTTTACAAAAACAAATCAAGGTGCAAGTACAAGCACGAAGTCAAGATTGTACGAAAACATGGGGTATACAGCCAGTTTAACCCCACTGGAAGGGCCGGATAGCCCGAGCATATCACACATCACAGAGACTGAGCGGAGGATCCGCGAATTACCCTCTGATGTTTGTTATGCATACCACAGAAATCCGCAATTCGATGGAATCGCTTGTTTTGGACCTGCGCTTCAACATTGGGATACAGTTTCGTGTGGTTTATGCACTCCTCGCAGCCGTTATTTTGCAGAATTTGGTGCTAACGATGATCCTGATAGTGACGACGTATCACCCATGACGCCACATTCTGGTGTTTTTGGTGATGGTGGATATTACGAAGGTATTGCTGTTCCTGATACTTTTCGCTACACGGACGGTTCAATAATTTTAGAGGCTATGAATGACGTTATTGGCAAAAGACTCCAATATTACACTTATTTTGAAAGGGGAGATTATTCACAACCTTTTCCAAATAGTGATTGGTATGCCGAGGCTGTGTTGATAGCAGATAGATTGCGCAACAAGTTGCCTGTTACTGAACTTGCGGTTAATTTCCAAACACCAATCACACCTAACGTACCTCCGCTTGTTGTTCCACCTGCTCCTGTCAAACCTGACAGACCAAATCGATTGGATAGAGTAG